GACGCAAGGCTTAGGGACAACACGGGAAGAACCGCCCTGGAGTGGTTTGACATGAACCAGCGGATCAACAGGCACCCGATAAGAAGGGAGCTGTGGGAAAGGACTATGTGAGTATTTTTTGCAATAATTTTTCAGGAGGATTTTATGGGCGAAAAGCGGTTGAATGATATTCAAAGGTTGAGTGGCATAGATAAATTCATAGAGGCGATAAAAGCCTCCCCTGATATACTCAAAAAAGGATTGTCAGGGGAGGAATTTGCAAAGGAGATTATCAACGGGGCAAAGGCGCTTGCGGAATACATTCACGAAGAAGACTGATTTTTATCAGCTTTCTTTGGAGTGACCCGTAACCAAATAGCCCCGGTCTTCTCGTGCTGGAATCTTTCAGTGGTGTTGCCCGCATCCCTTTGGTCTTCTTCGTAGGCGCGGGTAACATGGAAGCCGTTTTCTTCCAGAAGTTTCATCGCTGAAAATAAATCCCTGTTCATGATTTTTCTCCTTGAATAATATCTATCTTGATCGTATGGTATCCGATAGATTCGAGCGCGTTAAAAATTTTTCTGTGTTCCGCCGCCAATGCTTTCATAAGCAATGATTTTTGTTCCATCTTAAACTCCTTCTTTTATCATGCCCCCAAAAATAAGGGCCTACGGGGATCAACCCCGACACCATGCTGAAGCTCTACACCTTCGCCCGCCCTGCGGCCATTGTGATAATCCGCGGGATTGCCGAAAGATCGACTTGTACTATTTAAATCCTTAAGCTCAGGATGCGCTTTATTACAATAAGCGGTAATCGCTTGTTGTTCTTCTTTGCTCAACCCTGCGAATGCAGAGAGCTTGTCCGTTACGGCACTCACCCATGCGGAACAAAAATCATCCGCCCGTTGGGTTTTGCGATATTTAGAACGCACCCTGTACAGAGTTCTAATATATTCAGCCCTTGCAGATTTTAATTTTCTCAGCAAAACCTGACCGATATACGCGGACACTTGAGCCCTGTGCCGCAAGCCGACAAAGCGCCATACGCAAGAGTTTTGCCTGCGATGATATATGATTCTACAACCAAAGGCCATAGCTATTTTTTGGACTAATTCGCCTTCATATAAAGGCGGGGTTTTCCGGCGTACGGTTCTCGCGGTTTCATCTCCAATGTCGAGAGTGTTCACATCAGCCTGGCCCACCTTGTATTCGGCCATCAGCTCTTGCGCCATTCTCAAAGCGGTCGCCGCCTCGTTTGGATTGGGGGACTTGGAAAGGGCAAGCAGTTTTTTTATCTTTGCCTTTATCTTGTCAATGTCGTTCATTATTTTACTCCCTTACATAAACGAAAGCGCATGCCCTGTCACTTAAGCCACAAGGAAAGCGGCAAGACTGTCATTCCCAAATTCTCCGCCAGACGCGCCTCAATACACGCCCCCGTTGAGTGCGCCCAATTTGGAAGCAGCGCCACAGCATCGCACTTGAGCATCTGACAGATGTCGTGCTTCATGGCTTCGGCCCAGGGAACATCCTCCGGTAAATCAAACGTGGTGGGGTCGCACACATCATACCCGGCGTTTTCAAGCTTTGCCCGCCCAATGGCGAAGTCCTCTTTATAATTATCATTGCCGGAAATCTTCCCGGATAAATACAGCCGCATCGCGCCCTCCGTTCCTTGTTAAAAAATAAAAACACGGTGGAAAAGGAGCAAACCACCGTGCGGCGGGAAAAATCGCTAAACCGCCAAGACCTCGTTTTGTCTTTTCATCCTACCCGACTCCCTGGACGCAAACACACTAACCGCCATTATTGTGAACGCGCTCCGCCCGCGGGTTACGCTTGTGTCACTAATACGCCGCTGTATGGCGCGGCGAAAAACAGAGAGGGAAGGGAAAGATGAAAAAGATTTTTTTATTATTGGTTTTGGCGGCGGCGGTAATTACGGCATGCGTAAACCTGCCGGTACCGCCGCCCGAATTCATCATGTACTGCGACGTGTGCGAAAAGGAGACTGTTTGGGGCATAAAGCCTGATTACTTCTATTGCCGCCAAAGCGGCACGACATGGGAGGGCGTATGATACACCCGGCCAAACTTTTTAAACGCATACACAGGCGGGGCAGTTACACCCACATCGGCAAGAAGGTCAGCTTCAAATTTTGGGTAAACAGGAAAGACGGAGACAACACCATTTACCTGTGCTTCCAGGGCAGTAACGGGCTGCTGGACTGGCTTTACAACTTCCTTGCCATCGTGACCAGTATGCAGCCGTATAGCGGCTGCGGCTGGTGGGTTCATAAAGGCTTCGCCCTGGTGTGGCGTTCCGCCAATGAGGCCATTATGGGCAAGTTGATGGAAATGCACGAGCGACTGCCCGGCTTCGATATAGTCTTTTGCGGGTTCTCGCACGGGGCGGCGCTGGCACAATTAGCCGCGCAGAACTGGCACCACCTTACCGGCCAGCGGCGGCAGTGCGTCATATTCGGAGCGCCAAAGCTGGCGTGGACAGGCAAGGGCAGCGCATTGCGCATCCTTAACAACGCGATGATATTAACGAGCTGGATTAACCCGTTTGACGCGGTAACCAGGGTGCCGCTGGCAAGATGGCGCTTTGCGCATGTAAGGGTTGATGAGGTGAAGGTGCCGGGCAGCATCTTGAGCCTGGTCAATATCAACAAGCACCACCAGATATATGACCGTGAAGAAATCTACCCGGAAAGCTGGCGCAGGGCCGCCTAAAGGAGTTACGCATGAAAAAGTTTTTACAGAGGTTAAAACAGTTTCTTAAGATCGTGCTGGAAATTATCGCCAGTTTCCGTGTATATCCTCCGAAAGAAAAACCGGCAGACCCCGATGAGCTCAAGAAATTCATCGACAAATATCTTGGCGTAGCGGTGGACTGGGACGGGCATTTCGGGGCGCAGTGCGTTGACCTGGTACGGCAATACTGGCAGGAGGTGGAAAAGATTCCGCAGCCAGAACCTACCGGCACGGAAGGTGCTATCGTGTTTTACGCCAACCACTTCAACCGGCCTATCCAGTTACGGCATCTTGACCTTGTGGTGTACCATCCCGGCATGATACCGCCCCCCGGCGCGGTTATCGTGTTCGCCGCCGTCCCTACAAACCGTCATGGGCATATCGGTATCTGCGTTGACGCAGACCCCAAAGGCATTAACCTTTTCGAGCAAAACGGTACGGCCAACTCCAGAGCGAAGGCAGAGGGCAGAAAGCAGAAAGGGGCTTTTATCGGGCGGTGGAATTACAACCGGGTACTTGGCTGGCTGGTGAAGCGGTGATCAGGTTTTTGCGTTTAGAATAATCGCCGTTATCGGAAAAGGGGTAACGGCGTATTTTATGATGGAGAGCAAGAGAGGTACTTCGTGGAAATCGCAAAATTTATATTGATGGCCGTGGGCACGTTCCTTTCGGTGTTTTGCCTTTCATTCGCCGTTTTCCAATATTGGAGGAAACGGCAGGACGAAAAGTTTGAGCTGTTCAGGCAGTCGATCCGCGACATGGTGCAGCGCGAAGAGCGGGGCCGCAAGGACGCCGATGCGCTGTACGAAAAACGGCTGGCTAACCTTGAAAACTTAATGACCTCAAGGTTCGAGAACCGCCTGAGCGTCATAGAAGGCGAGCTTAAAGGCATGAGGGGACTGCTGGAAAAAATCCAGCAGTGGTTCATAGACAGCGCAGGGGGAAAATAACATGGCAAAAAACATATTCCTCCCGCTGCGCCGCATCATCATCCTCCAGGGCATAGAACAGGAAGCGGGCCGGGAACTTTCCAACGAGATGATCCAGAGGCTTTTGAAAGCGCACTGTCACTCCTGCTCCATCTCCGAAGTGAACGAGCAGATCGCCTGGCTTGAGAACCGGGGCTACATCAAAACAACGCGGATGGGAGAGGGCGGCTTTATCTTCGCCCGCATCACCCGCGCCGGAATTGATGTCGCCAAAGGCTTCACAAGGGCCGAGGGCATAGACCCGCCCCCGCAGGAGTAGGCCGTGGGACGGAAAAGCACCGTAGACAAACTGCCCCAGAAACTAAGGGATCGCCTCCATGAAATGCTCAACGACCCTGCCTGCACCCAGGCGCAGATTGTCCAGGCTGTAAACGATGAGGCGGGCGAAGCGGTGCTTTCCACCAGCGCGATGCAGCGGTACAACAAAAAAATGGAGAACTTTAAGGCAAGAAATAACCAGGCGCGGAACCTTGCCGAGATGTACATGGACAGGTGCGGGACGGACAGCCGCAACAAGCTGGGCAAAGTCATCAACGAACAAATCCGGCTTGCGGTCTTTGACCTGATGCTTGAAATAGACGAGATAAAGCAGAACCCCAAAGTCAGCGACTCCGCACTTGCCGACATTTTGCTGAAAGTGTCGAAGAGCCTAAAGGAAATAGAGCAGGCCGAAAAACTGAACGCCGAGCGCACGGAATCCATCCGCAAGGACGCGCTCGACGAGGCCGCTAAAATCGTGGAGAAGGAAGGCGCGAAGGTCGGAATCACCGATGAAGCGATGGAACTCATCAAAAAGAAAATCTTGGGGATATAAGCATGAGAAAGATTTTTTGCTGGGTTTATGCAGCGATTGTTTTTATACCGTTCTTTATGCTTACCTTTTTTCTTGGTGGAGTTGATGCAGTCGTCGGCACGAGGTGGAATCCTCGGTTCCGTCGTTTTGTTCAAGGAGTCGGAGCTATGTTTGATTATGACTGAAGACATCCTACTGCCGTATCAAAAAGCGTGGATAGTTGATGAAAGCGGCGTAAAGGTCTGGGAAAAATCCCGGCGCATCGGGGCTTCCTATGCCGAGGCCCTCGCCTCCGTACTTGAAGCGGCAAAGTCAAAAGAGGCCGGGGGCCAGTCCACCTATTACCTTTCGTACAGCAAGGAAATGACACAGCAGTTCACCCGCGACTGCGCATTCTGGGCGCGCAACCTTAACGCCGCCGCGCACGAACTGGAAGAAGTGCTGCTCAAAGATGAAGACAAGGACATAACCGTGTACCGCGTCCGCTTCGCCTCCGGGTATGAAATATGGGGCCTGCCGTCCACGGCAAGATCGCTCCGCTCGAAGCAGGGCCGGGTCATCATTGACGAAGCGGCCTTCATTGACGACCTGAACGAACTTATCAAAGCGGCGATGGCCTTGCGGATGTGGGGAGGCTCGGTGAGCATCCTGTCCACCCACAACGGCGATGACAACCCTTTCAACGAACTGGTCAAAGAAATCCGGGAAGGCAAACAGGACTATTCCCTGCACAAAACCAGCTTTGACGATGCTCTGTCGCAGGGCCTGTACCGGCGCATCTGCCTTGTTGCCGGTGAAGCATGGAGCGCGGAAAAGCAGGAAAAGTGGCGGGAGGAAATTGTCAGCCAGTACGGTGACGGGGCCGATGAAGAACTGTTCTGCATTCCCACGCGCGCCGGAACCCGCTATTTCCCCACCACCCTCATAGAGTCCGTTTCTGATCCCGGCGTTGCCGTCATACGCAAGACTTGCGACGATGCTTTCACCTTCGAGAAAGAGGAAAAGCGCGTCAAAGAGTTTGACAAGTGGCTAAAGCTGGAAGTCCGGGACATTCTGCTTGCCCACACGAACCCGATTTACATTGGAGAGGACTTCGCCCGTTCCGGCGACCTTACGACAATATTTTTCGATGAAGAAATGCCGGACGGCAAGCTCCTCTCCTTTCTTGTAATCGAATTGCGCAATGTGCCGTTTGCCCAGCAATGGCAGGTTATCAAATACGTCATGAACACCCTGCCAAACCTGGGCGGAGCGGCGTTCGACTCCCGCGGCAATGGCCAGATGATAGCCGAACTCGCCGCGCAGGAATGGCCGGGCTACGTCCATCAGGTAATGATCTCGACAAAGTGGTACGCCGAGAATTTCCCCAAACTAAAAGGCCGCATGGAAGACGGCACAACGAACATCCCCGACGACCCGTTCATCCGCGATGACTTCCGGGTTGTGGGCCTTAAGGCCGGTGTGCCCTGCGTCCTTGAAAGGTCGGGCGGGCCAAGAGAAAAACGGCATGGGGACGGCGCGATTGCCAAACTCATGGCTGTCTATGCCGCGCTTGAGGATGAGGAGTCCGGCTATCAGCCCATGACATACGAGGCCGTTGAAACGGCAAACCGCTACAGGCAAGGAAGGAGCAGCAGATGGGACGATTGAGTTTTGACAGGGTAAGAAATTTTTTCGCGCGCGGCAAACAGGGCAAAGGCCAGGGTTCCGATGATGATGAACAGGCATACGCGATTCCCAACACTAACCGCGACCCCTGGGGGGACTTCTCGCTGTTGCAAAGCCTCACCCCTGAACGCCTTGCCGCAATTTTGCGCGATGTCAGGAGCGGGGATTCCCCCGCCGAATATCTGGAACTCGCCCAGGACATAGAGCTTAAAGACCTGCACTACCGCTCCGTGCTTTCCACCCGCAAGGACGCCATCACCGGCCTTGAAATCAAAGTGATTCCCGCAAGCGAGGACAAACACGATGTGGAACTTGCCGAAGCCGTAGAGAGGGACATCGTCAAAAATTCCACCGCGAAAATTTACGCGCTTATCCGGGACATGCTGGATGCACTTGCCAAAGGCTTTTCAGTTTCCGAAATAGTATGGGACACCGGGAAAACACCCTGGAAGCCCGCGGCGTACAAATTCCGCGATCCCCGCTGGTTCCAGTACGATGAGGAAACCGGCAAAACCCTCATGCTCCGTGCCCCGCTTGGCAACGAACTTGAACCGCTGCGCCCTTTCCAGTTTATTGTCCACGAGCCGCACATGACCAGCGGCAGCCAGATAACGGCGGGGCTCGCGCTCCCGGCCTTGTACTACTGGATGCTCAAAAGCTACAACGTCACAAGCTGGGCCGCCTTCATCGACCGTTACGGCTACCCCATACGCATCGGCAAGTACGGCAGGAAAGCGACCGAGCAGGACAGGGCAACGCTCAAGCGGGCAGTCGCCGCCATCGGGCAGGACTTTGGAGCTGTTATCCCCGAAAGCGCGGCGCTTGAAATTGTCGAATCGAAAAGCACAGGGACAACCTCCAAAGTCTACCAGAACATGGCGGACTGGATAGACAAGCAGATTTCAAAGCTTGTGCTGGGCCAGACCATGACAACAGACGACGGCTCAAGCCGCTCACAGAGCGAGACCCACGACAAGGTACGCGATGATATTGCCGACAGCGACATCCAGCAAGTTGTGGAAACGCTGAATGCCGCCCTGACCGTCCCCTACATCAATCTGAACTTTGGCGAGCAGGAGCATTACCCGAAAATAGCCTTGCACAAGCCGGATGTGAAAAACATCGAGCAGATTATTAACGCGCTGGACAGGCTTGGCCCGCTGGGTTTGACGGTAAAGCTCGATGAGGTGCGCTCGCTCCTTAACCTTTCCAACCCCGGCGAGGGGGATGAGGTCATAGGGGGCCGTGACGGGAACGGCGGGGAAAGCGTCCTGCCGCAAGGGCCGGAATTGAACGCCGCACGGGATGCCGCCGCAGCGGATGGGCTTGACGACCTTGTTGAGGACGGCTATGTCCAGATTTCAGACGACATCGCCGCCGTTATCGGAAAGGCAGCCGACCGCGCCACGGACTTTACCTCGTTCCGGGCGGAGCTTCGGAAACTGGTTGAGGGCTGGCCAGCGGAGAAGATTGCCGAGTGCATAGCCGTTGCCACATTCAAAGCCCGCGTTAAGGGCAATGCCGAGTTTGATAAGGAGTAGCATTATGAGACGTGAAGTAATCGGCAATTGCGAGCTGTATCTTGGCGACTGCCTTGAAATTATACCCACGCTTGGCAAGGCAGACGCGGTCATAACTGATCCGCCGTATTCCAGCGGCAGCAGGCAGCAGACCGGGGCGCGAAGCGTTTTTAGAAAAGCGGCAAAGGTAGCAAAGGAAACCCGCACCGATGAATGGTTCCTTGGCGATAACATGGGAAGCGACACATACATCCGCTGGCAGCGCCAAATAGCCCGCGCCTGCCTTGATATCTGTACTCCCGGTTCATCCACTTATGTATTTACTGACTGGAGGCAGTATACGAATATTGTAACCGCATGGGAAACGAGCCTGTGGACTTTGCGTAATGTGGTTGTTTGGGACAAAGCAAAGGGAGGGGCTATGGGTTCGTGGTGGAGGAATAACCACGAATGGATTTGCGCGTTTACAAAAGGCAAACCGCGCCCCCTCCCTCACTGTAGCTTTTACAATACGTGGAAAGGCACAAAGCCTCAAGGAGGGGAACACCCTTCCGAAAAACCGCTTGCCCTCATTAATTACCTGGTGGAAACAGTTCCAGAAGGCGGCACAATACTTGACCCCTTTATGGGTTCGGGAACAAGCGGCGCGGCATGTGCTGAATCAGGCCGAAAATTTATAGGCATCGAAATCAACGAAAAGTACTTTGATATTGCCTGTAAACGGATAGAAGCAGCGCAGAAAAAGGCCGCCCAATGTCCGGCATAATTCCGAGGGAAGCCCTTGCATTTCTGAAAAACAAAAGGCTGCAACCGGGTTTCTCCTACAAAGACGTATGGCACGAGGAACACGCCACAGCTTTCACCGTTGCGAAGGCCATGCAGCTTGATGTGCTTTCGGATTTGCATACCGCCGTCACCAACGCGATGGAGCAAGGTCAGTCGTTTGAGAGTTTCAAGAAAAACATCAAGCCGGTTTTGCAGGACAAAGGCTGGTGGGGGAGAAAGGATATGACCGATCCCCTGACGGGTAAAACAGTAAACGCCCAGCTCGGCAGTGACCACAGGCTCAAAACCATTTACAGGGTCAACATGCGCTCGGCCTATCAGAAAGGGCACTATGATCGCACGATGGCAAGCGACCTCCACCCGTATCTCCTGTACCGGCTGGGAAACTCAAGGGTACACAGGGAGGAACACATCGCCTGGGAAGGCACCCTCCTGCCAAAAACTGATCCCTGGTGGGACAGCCACTTCCCGCCGAACGACTGGGGATGCAACTGCTACACCGTTGCCGTTACCGAGGCACGAAAAAGACGTTACGAGGCCGAGGGCATCCCCACAGCCCCTAGACTTGACGGAACCGGGGGCGGTAAAATCGCCGCACAGACGACAGCGCCGCCCAACGACTACAGAACCTACTACAACGAACGCAAACAAACCATAGAGCAAGTCCCGGCTGGTGTGCACCCGGCGTTTAACTGGAACCAAGGGGCGATGGGGAGAAATGTATCGCTTCTTGAGCATCTGGTAGCAAAGACACAGGAGAAAGTGCCGCAGCAGTTTGATCTCATCATTTCCTCAATTTTTACAAACAAGGTCAGCAAGACGGCATTCCGCAGTTTTATTGATGATGCCCTGGCGCGGGGAATAAGCCGCCAGCTCATTGCCCCTGTCGGCTTTCTGGACAACAGGATCACACGATTTCTTGACCAGCGGAACGTGAGGCTTGGCAACCACAACATCATTATTTTAGAGTCCAGGCTCGTCAACAGTAAAAAATACCGCGCAAGGCATACACTCCAAGGTAATGCCCCTGCGGTAGGGGATTGGCATAAACTGATTGACTGGATGATGGACGCCCCGGTATATTGGGACGGCAAAGGGCTTATCTATCTGGCAAGCATCGGCAGGAATCGCTACATGAAAATTGCCGTTGATATAAACCTTGCCGGCCAAAACCACCGGGGGATGCGTTTCCTCCTGCCAAAGGTTGACACCATGTACGTTTTAGACTTAACGGGAGAAACCGACAGGGGGAGGAATGAGCATAACCGGATTATCAATATGCAAAGAGTCAGGTAGGAGCGCTCCGAGCACCAACTTCCTTCGGTTACCTTCTGGCGGTTTTATGGGTCTGAAGCCGAAGCAACAACCGCACACCCTCCCGGAACTTCCTCCTGATGATTATAGGGTAGGCCATGTACGGGATGCTGTCAAGGCGGCGATATCAGGAGCATTTTAGGCGGCTTCTTGGGACGATTTTTTCCGCTTATTTTGTCGGAACGCGGCGCTTTTTATTGCACTATGTGGAATGGCTTTACAAAAGGCTCCTTCGGAATTATCCCAAAATACGCCTTTTTACCCGCTATTCTCTGCCATTCCTGAATCTATTCTCTGGCATAATCA